GAAACATATCACAGAGTTATTAAAGGAACTGGTAAACTTATTGTAAGAATAACAAAACTGTGAATATTTATAAGGTATGATTCATGAAAGTTATCAGATTTTTGCACAATTGCTGTTGGAAGGAGTCGATTTTAACGACCCCTGTCTTATTTTCAGAATAAGTCCACCAAACGCAAAAATCGATCATTATAATTTTTCGTTGAGATCTGGATACACATGTCCTTTTGCTAAAAAGTGTTTGACTAAAGTTGAACGTGATCCAAAGACAAAAACATCTAAGTTGAAACGGTCACCTAGTTCTGAATTTCAATGTTTTTCTGCAAGTCAAGAGTTAATGTATCCAGATGTTTATTTGCAAAGAGAATATAATGAAAATTTAGCAAAAGCCCGTTTGAAAAGTGGTGGTCCGGTTGCTTTTGCAAAATCAATGATTGCTGCAATTTCTGAAAATTTACCACGTAGTGCTAAGTATTTTAGAATTCACATTGGTGGGGACTTTTTTAGTAAGACATATTTAGACGGGTGGATTTTGGTTGCCAAAGCATTTCCAGATATTGTTTTTTACGCATACACCAAGAGTTATCCATATTTTAAAGATTTGTCATTGCCTGTCAACTTTTTGATTACACATTCTTTGGGAGGAAAACACGATGGTGAAATCAAACAAAAGGGTTTGAAATTTGCAGCAGTGGTAATGTCACCGGAAGAAGCTGACAGTTATGTATGGAAAGACAAAGCTGGTGGTGAACATACTGGGTTGGAAATCGATCATGATGATACTCATGCTTATAAAGATGATAAACCGTTTGCGTTATTGATTCACGGAATGCAAGCAGCAGGATCACCAGCATCCAAAGCAGTTAGTGCGTTGAAGAAACGTGGAATTAAAGCTGGATATTCCAGAACCGACATGAAACGACTTCCTACTGGGGAGTTACCTAAATAAATTTAAATCAAATGAGTGCTAATTTAGACCAAGATAGAGTAAGATGGCCCGGCAGCGGTAGTTCTGTGCCGGGACGAACGCCATTTGGGTTTTACGACACTGATGCTCGTTTTGTGGCCGATTGCAGTAGCAGTGCGGTCTGGGCAGCGATTCGTTTGGGTTATCCCATCGAAGACATCGAAATGATCGACGTGAACTTTTATGCAGCATTTGAAGAAGCTGTGACTGAGTATGGTTCACAAATCAATCAGTTCAATATTCGTAACAATTTGTTGTCATTAATTGGACAATCCACATCAACCGTGGTAAATGGACGTTCTATGACGGGTGATCCATTGCCATATGTGATTAAGTTGTCAAAGGGATATGGTAGTGAAGTTGGTGTGGGTGGTAATGTTGATTGGAAGAAAGGTAGTATTGACGTAATTACCGGTCAACAAACATACGATTTGCAGTCATTGTATGAACAAGCATCTGGATCTGGAAATCGTATCGAAGTGAAACGTATTTTCCATAATGGTCCTCCAGCATTTGCTCGTATATATGATCCATTTAGCATGACTGGTATGTCATACAGTAACGTGTTGAATGAAATGGGTTTTGCTGGATATAGTCCTGCCGTTCAATTTTTGATGACACCGATCTTTGAAGATTTGCTTCGTGGTCAAGCAATTGAATTCAATGATATGGTTCGTAAGAGCAGTTATAGTTTTGAAATTGTGAACAACAAACTGAAGTTGTTTCCTATTCCTACTAGCAACTACAAAGTATATTTTGAGTATGCGTTGGAAAATGATAGAAATGCAAATCTATATTACACTGGTTCGTCTAATACACCATCTGGTAGCATACCCGATCAAATTTCTGACTTTAGTAATGTACCATATGAAGATGTGGTATATAGAAAAATTAATTCTCCGGGTAGACAATGGATACGTAAGTATTACTTGGCATTGTGTAAAGAAATGTTGGGTGCTATTCGTCAAAAGTATAGTACCATTCCGATTCCGGGTGGTGAAGTTACTTTGGATGGTGCCGAACTACGTAGTGAAGCAAATACTGAAAAAGAAGCACTCATGACACAACTACGTGACATGTTGGAAGCGTCATTGCCTTCAAAGTTGATTGAAGAACAAGCAATGAAAGCTGAAAAGAGTACTGAGATTTTGAAAAAAGTTCCACTCATGATTTATATTGGATGATATTATGGCATCACTAAGAGGAAGATATTTTAGCGCTCGTGACATCAATTTTATTAATTCCATTAATGCAGAATTGATGGGAGATATTATTGAAACGTTGGTGACTGTTTTTAAGATTGCCGCATCTGAGACTAAGGTCAACATGTATGGAGAAAGTGCTCCATCTGAGGGCAAGACTTTTTATCCCGGTATTGATATAAGTTGTTTGATTGACCGTGGAGATATTACTGGTGAAGATGAAGGATTTGGACCAGACCGTGATCAAACGGTTGTGTTCAAATTCAGAGAAAAGATGTGTCAACAGGTGAACTTCTTTCCTCAAATTGGTGATATCGTTTTCTTTAATGATCGTTATCATGAAATTGATAACGTGGTTCAAGAACAATTCTTGGGTGGACAAGATACCAAGAGTCACAGTTTTATTTGCAATACTCACTATAGCAGATTGAGTAAACTAAACATTTTTGAGAGACAGGTATAACGTATGGCATGGAAAGGAAATTCGGATAATCCAGCTCCAAACTACAGAAACAAAGACAACAATGTTGCTGAAGTTAAAGCTACCATCAATCGTGCAACGCAAATTCGTAGAGATCAAGACTCGTTCAAGAACTTTACGATCACGTTGCTTGATATTGATAGCGCCATATTTGAATATATGGATAAAGTCATCAATTTGACTGTGGAAGACAATGGTGAAAATGTAAAAGTACCATTGTTTTATGGCAGTCCAGAACGTTGGAAATCTATTCAAACTGATGGTGGAATACGTGATAATCAAGGTAAACTTCAATTGCCTGCTATCATGTTTAAGAGAAACACTGTTGCTAAGAATCCAAACTTAACAACTTTGAATCGTCATTTGAACATTCAGGTTGTGAAGAAGTTTGATGAAAAAAACAAGTATGACAGATTTTCTTTGTTGACTAGTGCTAGTGCTCCTGTTGCACAGATTTTGAATGTCACAATGCCTGACCACGTAACATTGACATATGAGTTTATGATATGGACTGAGTATGTGGAACAAATGAACACGTTGATTGAAAAGATCAACTTTGCAGCTGAAGAATATTGGGGCGATCCAAAACGGTTCAAGTTCAGAGTTTACATAACCGATTATACCAACACCACCGAAGTGAATTCGGGCAAAGACAGAATGGTCAGAACAACGTTCAACATGACTGTTCAAGCATATCTATTGCCTGATTCGTTTGAGAACAAGAAACTTACCACAACTAAAACTCTTACTCAACGTAGAATTGTGGTTACAAACGAAATTGTTTCTGCTAAACAAATGGCCGAAGTGGAGAAGGATATTAGAGCCAACTCTTACAAGAAACCAATTCCATATCACTATGTTAATCCGATGGTGGAAGATGGTACGATTCTCGAAACACCAACAATTAGTAGTTGGGATCAAGATTTGACTGCACAAGAAACAGAAGCAGTATTTCAGTCGTATGCTGGTCTTGCTCCGTCAGACAACACATCAACTGGAACCAGTAATATTTGGCATGCACCACCAACTTCACCCAATGATTATGGTCAAGAAGGTTGGATGGCATATGACGATAATTTCCATTACATTTATGTAAATGGTAGATGGTTACGTCAACCACTTGGCAATTTCGAAATTTGATACAGTTTTATAAAATATCAGTCTATTTATACATAGATTCATAGTATATGGCAACGCTCAATTCATATTCAATCATTTTAAGTCAACGTGATGCGGCAAATACAACCTTTGAAGAAAAGTTGTTGTCGGGTTCACGATTGATTATCCAAACAGATGCAACCGGAAACGTAGTTGCATCAGGTTCAATTGATGCAGCACCAATTGGACAAAACATTGCAGCAGCTGGTAGTTTTACCACGTTGACTGCTAGTGGATTGTCTACGTTGCAAGCTCTTAGTGCGTCTGCTACTAATTTGAGCGACAACTTGACACTTGCTGGTGCAAATCCAAATTTGACATCCACCAGTGGTGGTAATTTGACAGTTTCTACAACTGGAAATTCGTCAGTATTTGTTAACAATGTTCAATTTAGTGGTAGTGGTGTTGTTATTCCGGGCAACTTGACGGTTCAAGGTGCGATGACCTATATCAGTTCGAGCGTTGTTGATATTGGTGACAATCGTATTCGTTTGAACGTATTGACTCCGGGTCAACGTTATGGTGGATTGGATGTGGTTGACAGTGGAAGTTTGAATCAAGCAACTGCTTCTTTGTTGTGGGATAGTCTGGGTGATTATTGGTTCTTGACTGATGCTAATAATCCACTTGTATCCAACAAAGTGATGGGTGGTCCTACGGGATCATTGGGTTCTGAAAACAACTTGACCTATGGATATTTGCCACGTGCTCAAACTGGTGATACTCTTGAAAACTCGTTGTTGGTTGAAAATGGATATGTACTCAATTACAACAGTGGTCAATTTGTAGTAACCGCATCTAATGGTAATACAAGTATTGGTGGAACATTAAATGTTGTTGGATTGACTACATTGGGTCAAGTGTCCGGAAGTAGTATTTCGGCACAAACCGGTAGTTTTGCTAATTTGGTAATTGGTACATCAACATTCACTAATATTACGGTAACCAATCTTTCCACATTGAATAATGTTAGTGCAAGTAACGTGGATGTTACTGGTACATTGAGTGTTGATGGATTGACAACATTGGGCACTTTCAGTGGTAGCAATGCATACCTCAGTGGAATATTGAGTGCTTACAGTGCAAGTATTACGAATCTTCAAATTGGAGGTACTGCGCCAAGT